TACAACGATGGACAGAATTTACAAAGACTTGGCAATTTACTGATGAGTATAAAAACATTGAGATGCCATTCGTAACAGTAGTTAGAAGACCTGATATACAACAAGGACAAAATCAAGCTGGTCTTTGGAACATTCCTGGAAACCGAACATATACATACATGAAGGTTCCTACTTTTGATGGAATCAGAAAAGGTGTTGATTTATACAAGGTTCCTCAACCAACATCAGTTGATATAACCTATGAAGTTAGATTATTCACCAATAGAATGAAGGACTTGAATCGATTTAACAGAAAGATACAACGAGCTTTCCAATCAAGACAGTGTTATATAAATGTAAATGGGCATCCAATGCCATTACACTTGGAAAATATTGGGGATGAAAGTAATATTGATGATTTTCAAAACAGACGATTTTATGTTCAAATGTTTGAGATGAAACTTCTTGGATATATATTGGATGAAGATGATTTTGAAGTTGTTCCAACATTAAATCGTTCAGTAGTTATGATGGAACTTGATGAGAATAACATTTACAATAAGGTTATTTTTGACCCAATAAAAAGAGGTAATGTTGTTACATATAACTTTATCTATAAACCAAAATCTGAAGCACAATTCACATTCAATGCACAATATGATGTATCATTTACACAATTGGTTAACATTGAAAACATAACTAGAATAATAATATCAGTAAATAACATGGTTGTATTTGATGGAACAGTATTGACAACACCTATCATATTACATGCAAACGATGTTATCATTGTAACTATAACTAAAAATTTTCTTTCAAACGGAAAGTTCACATTAATTGGTAATACTATATAATGGGTAATTTAAGCAATTCATCAGATATAAATCAAACATTTATTCTAGAACCACTTTTGGTTACTGGTGATACACCTACATTGTCTGCATGTACGATATTTTATACAAATAATATTCAATCTTGTAGTGGTGATACTCAAATATTATTAGGTACCAATTTAATAATATTTAATGGTAATTTTTATTCTAATAATGGTCTTACTGCAAATACAATATCAGCAACTACTTACTTAAATTTACCTATCGACATTCATATTACAGGAGGTACTTACTCTAATGGATCAGCTACGTTCACAAATAATACGGGTGGTACATTTAGTGTTAGTGGGTTTAGTTCAAGTGCTACATTTACAGGAGGAACGGTTGCTGGACCTACCAACTTTACCAATGGCTTAACAGCAAATACAATAAGTGCAACTACTTATTTTAATCTACCTATTGATATTCGAATTACTGGTGGTACTTATTCAAATGGAAGTACCACATTTACAAATAATACAGGTGGTACGTTTAGTGTCAGTGGGTTTAGTACAGGAAGTTCAAATACAATATGGACAACTGGAAGTACTGGTCAGTATTCAATTAAAGCAATTAATGATAGTAATCTTGATGCAACAGGTAGTTATGCAATAGCAGAAGGATATAATACTCTTGCTAGTGGAGATTATTCTCACGCTGAAGGGTTATTTACTGTTTCTAGCGGTGTTTCTAGTCATGTTGAAGGAAACCAAACTAAAGCACTTGGTGATTTTTCACATGCAGAAGGAAATCAATCAACAGCTAATAATAATACAACACATGTTGAAGGTTATCAATCAACAGCTAATGGAAACGTTAGTCATTCTGAAGGTTATCAAACTACTTCTATTGGTGATAATTCACATTCTGAAGGTTATAATACAACAGCTATTGGTTTTACAAGTCATGCTGAAGGTGGTTTAACTATTGCTAATGGTGGTTTCTCACATGCTGAAGGATATACAGCAACAGCTCTTGGTGATTTCTCACACACAGAAGGTATATATACAACAGCTATTGGTCAATTTTCACATGCTGGAGGTAATACAAGTATTGCTAATGGTGATGGAAGTTTTGTTCATGGTCAATCATCAATAGCAAGTGGAACAACAACAATAGTTTTAGGTGATAACATAACAGGTACAACTGATAATACATTATATGTTGATCGATTAAATGTGAAAACAATTAGTGGTGATACATCAATAATGAATATTGGTATTGATATTAACGGATTTATTACTACAGGAACAAGTGCTTCTAGTTTTAGTGGTGGCACTGTAATTGGACCAACTAATTTCACAAATGGTCTAACTGCTAATACATTTTCAGCTAGTACTTATTTTAACCTTCCTATTGATATAAGAGTAACAGGAGGAACATACTCTAATGGAACAGGAATAGCTATTTTTAAAAATAATACAGGTGGAACATTTAGTGTTAGTGGCTTTAGTACAGGAAGTACAGATATATATACAACAGGAGTAACATTATCTAATTCAACAGTAACATTCAGAAGAAATGATAATAATACATATGGTATTAATCTATCTGCTTTAACTACAGGTTATCTTCCATTAAGTGGTGGAACACTTACAGGTCGAGTTACTGGAACAACATTTTTTGTTAATGATGCAGTTGAATTTAGTGGTGATTCAATTAATATAAGTACACATATAACTAATCCAACACTATCAGCAAATACTAATTGGTTTGTTGATGATTCAGGACCATATATTGGAGCTTGGTCAGCAACACCAGTTACATTTAATGCTGGTGATTTTGTAAGTTATCTTGGGGATATCTATCAAAATCAAACAGGTAGCAACTCAACATTTAATCCATCAGTTGATCCATTTGGCGATTGGTTATTGTCTTATAATAATTATGTTGGAAGTTTCAATCCATCATCTGTTTATGCTATTGGAGTAGTGGTTGATTATCAAGGATTTATTTATACCCATCTAACTAATACAAATCTTATTTATAATAATATAGCTTATAATGGAAGTGGATTTACCTTTGGTTCTAATGCAGCTACATATGCAACTATTTATCCAACAAGTCTTGATGTTCCAGAAATTACAAGTCCAACAGGAACATTAACTTTATTTACATCTAATGTTTTAGTTAATGCTTTTTCATTTAATGTAGGTGCAAGTAGTAATATTTTTATGAATGCTACAAATTATTCTTATTTTGGTATTAACGGTAATTATAATAATCTTGTATTTTTCAATAATTCAGCTGGTGATATTCTAAGTCCAAATACAGATGCATATGCAAGTTTATTTGCTACAAAAAATTCAAGAATTAATTCAACAGCATATAACTCACCAATACTTGGTGGTTCTAATGGATTAATGCAAGCTGGTATTCAAAATTCAGTTATTTTAGGTGGTAACGGAGTAACAGCTACAACAAATAATACAGCTTATGTTGATCGACTTAATATCAAAACTATTGGATCAGGTTCTACAATAATTAATTTAGGATTGGATTCATCAGGTAATGTAGTAACTGGAAGTACTGCTGGTACAGAAGTATTTGTAACAGGTGGAACATACAATAACTCTACTACTAATGGTACTGCTATATTCACAAATAATACGGGTGGTACATTTAGTATAAATGGATTTAGTTCTAGTTTTACAGGAGGAACTGTTACAGGTAATACAACTTTTAATGCTGGTCTTTCAGCATCAACAATAACAAGTACAAGTTTAACAGCTAGTACAATAAGCTCAACTACAATAACTGTAACTAATATTATAAGTAATGATATTGACTTTCCTACTATAGCTGCATTTAGATTCTTAACAGGTAACTAACAAATAAAAATAAAAAAATTAAATTATGTCATTCAACACAAATCAAATTCCAGTATACGCAGTAACTCCTAAAACAGACTATGGTATATTAAATGCAGCAAGTGCTGGTGTATTAACAGGTGGAACTAATACAGTAATATGTTTTACAGCTTCAACTGCTGGATCACGTGTATATTCCATGATTGCATCAACTAACGATACAGCTGCTGTAAATCTATTTTGTTTTATAGATAAAGGTGGCTTAGGTACAACCTATATGCCATTTGCTCAAGTTAATGTACCATTATCATCAGGTAACTTAGCTAGTACATTAATGGTAGATTGTTTAAATGCATCAGTATCAGTTGGTTTACCAATTGATAATGTAGGTAAACGTTATGTAGAGCTTGCTCCTAATGATAGAATAGCTGTCTCAACAGTAGCCAATATGACAGCAGCTAAAGCTTGTATGGTTGTATGTATGGGTGCTCACTATCAATAATCAATAAATTAACTAATAATTATGTTACAAGGATTAGGACACGGATTAAATGGGATAAATTTAATGAATCCCAACATGGAACTTTTCACAGAGTGGGAAGATTTTCCAGCATCTATTTGGCAAGCTAGTCAAATTGGATGGTCTGCTGGTACATTTACACGAAGTGTGTATAAGTATAAAAAGATTGGTTCTTTAGTTTTATTGAATATTAAAGTTCAAGGAACAAGTAATTTAGCTACGACACAAACTACATTACCATTACCATTTAGTGTGGTAAAAAATAATGCAGCAAATATTAGATATCAAGGTGGATCACTAATAACAAATAGTGGAGTTGCTGCACTTGGATTATATGATGTTTTTAATAAAACAATAAGATTCTTTACCAGTTATGCTGCTACAGGAAATTGGACAGCAACTGGTATAAAACAAGTGACGACACCAACCTATTGTTTTTATTTTACAAACGAATAATATATGTATAAAGGATTAACAAAAGGAACTGATGATGGTGGTCTCAATATAATGGTTGGAGACTGGATTACTTATGTTCCAACACTTACAGGATTCAATACAGCATCTGCAATAACTAATGTATTTTTATATAAAGTTATTGGTAAGACACTTATGTTTCAATCTATAATAGCTGGTACATCAAATTCAGCTGCATTTACTTTTAGTTTACCTATTCCAATAAAACTCCCTCTTGATACTTCAGGTAATGGATTAGCAATAAATGTACCTTGTTCAGCAGCAAATGGTGGTGTACAAATATTAACTGCTATTGCATTTTTCGGCACACCAGATTCATCAACTGTAACTATGAATGTAACAGCTACATCAGCAGTATGGACAACATCATCAACTAAACAAGCCTATTTAAATGGGTTTTATGAGATTTATTAAATTATGAAAAGAGGACTTAATTCATTTGGAGACTTGAATACACAGGATTATGTGGTTCTATTTGATAGCACTAGATTTGCTGATGGACTTAAATATTGTACTGGATTCTCATCATTATCAACTGATGGAGCTTTAGCTTATAAAATAGTTGGTAATATGTTATTCTGTTCTTTCTTTTTTGAGGGAACTTCAAATGCAACAACAAAGACATTTACAATTCCACTTGGACAGAGTATTCAAATACCAACAAATACAAATAACCAATTTATGGTTAGAGTTATGAATAATGGTGGTGCTGCAACTACTGGATTAGCTAGAATTAATGCTGGTAATGGTACTATAACAGTAACTGTATTTAATGGAATAACTACATGGACAGCATCTGGTAATGCCTTTTTTATAGGTCAATTTATGGTTCCAATCAATTTATAATAACAGGTATACATAAACTAAAAAGATATATTTATCTAATATATGGCTGGATTTAAACATATGGAGGAAGATTTAAAGAAATACTCAGAAGTATTAACTATAAAGCTTCGTGATGATCTTAAAAATAATGGTCATTATTCAAGTGGTAAATTGGATCAGAGTATTAATGTAACATTAAAAGTTGAAGGAAATGGTGTAGCTTTGGATTTCAAAGCTTTAGACTATATAAAAAAACTTGAAAATGGTAAGTTTTGGACTGAATGGATTAAAAAACAAATTCCAGATATAAATAATATTGTAGCAAAAGCTATGCAAAAAGATATAATAGAAGATTTAAAACAACAATAATAATGTCAATAAGCTTTATAAGTACACCAGCTCTAATATCACCTGTATTTTATATATATTTACATATAAGATTAACAGATGGTTCTCCATTTTATGTTGGTAAAGGTAATGGTAGAAGAGCTACTAGAACACAACATAGAAATAATTGGTGGCATAATATTGTTAATAAACATGGATTTGATATCATTATGCTTGAAGAAGGATTAACAGAAGAACAAGCATTAGAAAAAGAGATTTATTGGATTAATAGAATAGGTCGAAAAGATCAAGGTAAAGGACCACTTGTTAATATGACAGATGGAGGTGAAGGAAAAAGTGGTAATGTAACAAGTGATGAAACTAAAAAGAAATTAAGTAAATTAAACAAAGGTGCTAATAATGCTTTTTATGGTAAAAAACATTCAGAAGAAACAATAAATAAAATGAAAACTCTTTTAGCTAAAAGAGTCGTTTCAGATGAAACAAAATTAAAAATGTCTTTATCACATACAGGTCAAAAAAGAACTGAAGAACAAAAGCTAAGAATGAAAATTGCACAAATTAAAATAGCAAATTTAAAAAGATATAATAATGATAACATTTAATTCTCTTCCTTCGATTATATCTCCAGTTTATAATCCTATATACTTTGATGTACAATCTACAAATACATCTCAAGGTCTATTTAAGTATGTATTTCAACTCTATTCACCTTTTAATGCTTCAACGATCTTAAGCACAGTAAAAATGCTTCCAAGACCTGATACTACTTGTATTTATAATCCAGCCAGAATTCTTGAATCTAAATTATCATTTGATTCTAATATTCAAAATATAGTTACAATTACAGCTTCAACTAATCATTATACTTCATATAAGGTTAATTTTGGAGAGGAATATCAATACAATTGGAATTATTCTGATTATTTTTATTGTAATGCATTCTCAACCTTCCCATATACAGCCTTTACAGCTAATATTGGTTTTACTGGTTCTACACCACACTATTATTCAAGTGGTGATGTTATCACAATTACACATCAAAGTCCAGCTCAAAATCCTCAATTTACAGGAACTTGGACAGTATTGGCTGTTCCTAATCCATATCAAATAATTACAAGTATTACATCTGCTACTGGTTCATCAGCTGAAACTGGAACAACTATTTATTCTGATAGACGAGTTACAACCATTTCTGGATTGACTGGTTATACTGGTTATACATTTAATGGTGTTAATCAATATGATGAAATTCCATCTTGGAATTATCTTAGCTATATCATGACAGGTACTACTGGAAGTAAGAAATTCTTAACCAATATGCCAAGAAACGGTGTATATTTAAAAAATACTAATCGAGGAACACTTTCATTCTTTAACTATTTAACAACAGCAAATATTATAAGAGTTATTACTTATCAAAATTCTGGTGGTACACTTACTACAAATATTCCTATAACAATTCCTAATACTAATGATATTGTTCATATTCCATCTGGAATTTATAATATTAATGGTATGTCAGCTAATACAATAAATATAACAAGAGACTATCAATATACTGTTGCTTTAGTTGGTGGTGGTGGATTTATATCTGAATCAATACTATATTTAATTGATGGTAGATGTTCAAAATATGATGGAGTAAGACTTCAATTCTTAAATAGACTTGGAGGTTATGATTATGTCAATTTTGATATGGTTTCAAGACAAACAGTTAATACAACTAAATCTTATTTCAAGAAGAGACTTGATTATAATTATTCAGTTGGTGCAAGAGAAAAGACAGTATTGGATGTAAATGGCAATTATGTATTTACAGTTAATTCAAATTGGATGGATGATGCAGAATCAGCTTGGATGGAGGAATTACTTACCAGTTCAGTTGTGAATATTATTCAACCAGATGGAACTTGTCTTCCAGTTAATGTACTTGAACAAAGTGTTGAAATACAAAAAACCATCAATAATAAGATGATCATGTATTCATTTAATCTTGAATCAGCCTTTACAATCAACGGACAAAGAAGTTAATATTGGGTAAATAGATTTCTTAAAGATATATTTATTAATAAATTAGCTTATGAATTCAAACGTTGAAATTCTTGTTTATGGCACTAGTGGTAGTACAGCAGTAGGTATTCTGGATTTATTTGATTCAGAACCAATTACTCTTAGTATTGCTGTATCTGACATTAAGGACATAAAGACACGTAAATCAACCTTTTCTCAATCATTCACCGTTCCTGGTACAAGAAACAACAATACCCTTTTCAATTTCTTATTTGAAATAGGATCAGATTCTCAATTTGATCCAAGAAAGAAAACACCTTGTCAATTACTTGTGGATACAATTCCAGTAATGACAAATGGTAATCTTCAATTAACAGCTATCAACGTTGATGATCAAAAGAGCATTACTTATGAAGTAAGTGTATTTGATGAAGTTGAGGACCTTATTGATGCTATTGGTGATAGAGAATTAACTGATCTTAGCTTCTCTGGATTGAATCATACTTGGAGTTATTCAAGTATTACAGCTTCATGGACTGGTTCAAGTCAACCTTATTTCTATCCTATGATGGATTATGGATATGATTTGAATATCACTCAATTGAATAATGGAACTGGTATGACAGTTAATCAATTCTATCCAGCTACTCAAGTTAAAACAATAGTTGATAAGATTTTTAGTGGTGCTGGATTTACATATTCAAGTACTCTATTTGATTCAACATATTTTAAGAATTTATATATTCCATTTAATGGAACAACCAATTTCAATAATACACAAGCTTGGGCAAAGAGACAACAATTTAATGTTCAACCTAAATTGAATGTTAGTTTTTCTGGTACAGTTAATCCTCAATCAAATGCCAATTTAAGTATTACTTATGATTCAATAGGTCAATTTAATAATACAACTGTATTCCCTGCATTTGATAATGGTAGCTTATTCAATCCAAGTACATTTAAATATACAGCTGATACTCTTTCTATTCAATCATTTAAGGTTCAATTAGATTGGATGTTATCAGCATCAACAGGAAATCTTGGTTCTACTTATGGTATTATAAGAGGTGCTAGATTCTTCAGATCAGGTTATATGAATGGTACACAACCATTCCAAAGTGTTTTAAATACAACTGTACCTCATGTTTCAAGAAATGTACAGTATATTGAAGCATATGAATCAGCTCCTTGTGATAATCCAAATTCAGGAAATCCTTTCTATTATATTCAACCAGGAGAGGCTGTATGGGCAAATCTTGTTGTTGAAGCTGCTGACTTAACTGGTATTGGAACTGCTTATACAGCAACCATCAATATTTATTTATCTGGTACATTCTTTAGTAATTCAGTTAGTACTCAAGCAATTCCAAATCAAGTTCTTAATTATGATCTTCTTATTCCATCTAAGATCAAGCAAATTGAATTTTTAAATAGCATCATAAATATGCATAATTTATATGTAGTTTCTGATGTTAATAATTCAAAACATTTAACCATATTACCAAGAGATCAATATTATTCTGGTGGTACAACAAAAGATTGGTCAAAATTATTAGATGAATCACAAAAGGTTAATGAAGTTGTTTTATCAGAACAAACTAATAAGAGATTTATTTTCTCTTATAAAAATGATAGTGATTATTATAATAACGATTATTCAACAGTAACTAATAAGATATTTGGTGATTACTATTATATAATTGATAATGACTTTGTAAAGGATGATAAGAATATTGATTTGATATTCAGTCCAACACCAAGTATTCCAGTATTAGAATCAAACTTATTTGTACCAGTTGGTATTACAACACAAGTTGTAAATGACTTTGTTATTCCTAAGATTGGTAAGGTTGATAGCAACGATCAATTCGGTGCAACCAATTTCAATATAAGAATTCTTCAAAAGAACTCAGGTAACTTATTACCATTATCAACAGATACTTGGCAATTTGAAGGAAATATCTATAATCAATTTCCGTACCTTGGCATGCTAAATCACCCGTTCTCAGGGGATACAGATATTTCATTTGGTACAGTTAATTATGAATATTATACACTTCCAGATATTACAGATAATAATCTTATCAATAATTATTGGAAAACATATCTTGATCAAATTGCAGATAAAAACAGCAAATTGATTACAGCTTATTTCAAATTAAGTCCAGCTGATATTCAAAATTTCAAATTCTCTGATAGCATATTCGTTGATGGATTAACTTCAGATGGTGGTCATTATTTTATTGTAAATAAGATTGAATATACACTTACAAGCAATATGCCTAGTAAGGTTGAATTAATTAAGGTTAATGATAAAACAGTTATCAAAGGAAGATCAGCAGTTCCATATATTCCATATACAAGACCAAGACAAGTAATAAATCTTGCTGGTGGTTTAAGTCTTTCAACTGGAAGTGTTGCTATTGGTGATAGTGTAACGATATCTCAAATGTCAAGTGGTAGCTTAGCTATTGGTGATAATATACTTATTGATGGAGGTTCTAGAGATAGCTTTGCCATGGGTAGTAGTTTAAGAATTGGTGGTGGAAGTCAAAACTCATTTATAATGGGTAATAATAGTGCTATTAGTGCTAATACAATTAATTCATTTGTATTGGGAAATAATATGACTGGAACAAGTTCAAATACTCTTTATACAAATAATATTGTTCTTTCTAGTTCAAGTACACTTACAATTGGTAATACAGTAATCAGTTCAACAGGAACAACAACTGATCCATGGAAATCAGGAAGTACAGGAACATTTTCAATAAGAGCAAATAATAATACAGCAATTGATGCTATAGGTAACTATGCAGTTGCTGAAGGTAATAATACAACAGCATCAGGATTCACCAGTCATGCTGAAGGTAGTAACTCAACATCACAAGGAAACTATTCACATGCTGAAGGTTTAGGTTCATTATCACTTGGAACTGCAAGTCATGCAGAAGGTAGTACAAATGCTAATGGTGACTTCTCACATGCAGAAGGTAATGCAAGTGTATCAAATGGAGCTAGTTCCCATGCTGAAGGCTCATCAAGTGCAAATGCTGATTATTCTCATTCAGAGAATTTTGGTACAGCTAATGGATTATATTCACATGCTGAAAATAGTTCAATTACATATGGTGATAATTCACATGGTGAAGGAACAGGAACAGCAAGTGGTCAAACATCCCATGCTGAAGGCTATAATACTCTAGCACTTGGAACTGCAAGTCATGCTGAAGGTGGTGATCCAAACTTTGTATTTGCCACACCAACAACAGCAATTGGAGCTGCAAGTCATGCTGAAGGATTTCAAACAACAGCCATAGGAACTTATTCACATAGTGAAGGTGACTCAACTACAGCATCTGGATTCACAGCTCATGCTGAAGGATTTAGTACATCAGCACTTAATGATTATACACATAGTGAAGGTTATTTAACAATAGCTGGTGGATTATATTCACATGCTGAAGGTAATGGAAGTATTGCATCTGGATTGATATCTCATGCTGAAGGTGGTGGTTCAACAGCAATTGGAACTAATTCACATGCTGAAGGTGGTAATTCAATAGCGTCTGGGATTCAAAGTCATAGTGAAGGATCACAAACAACAGCACTAGGTGTTAGTAGTCATTCTGAAGGTGATAATACAACTGCAAAAGGTGACAAAAGTCATGCTGGTGGTCATTCATCCATTGCATCAGGTGATACATCATTCGTTCATGGAAATAATAGTATTGCAATAGGGTCAAGTACAATAGTCCTAGGTGATAATATAACAGGAGCAACTAATAATACGCTTTATAGTAGTAATTTAAATGTTGCATCAAAAACAGTTTTAAGCACAGTAACAGCCACTACTATATCAGCTATTACTGTTACTGCATCAACTAGATTAGATGTTGGTTTGACAGCATTTAATACAATTAACACAGAAAGACTTTTAGTTGATGATGGGGTTGCAGCAACTGCATATTCTAATACTATTGTTGCTAAAGCAAATACTAATAATTATGCTCAATTCAATATTACTAACTCAAATTCAGGTACAAGTGCATCATCAGATATAGTTGCAACTGCTAATAATGGTAATGAAAATATCAATTTTATTGATATGGGGATTAATTCATCTGGTTATACTGATATTGTTGGGATAGCAAATGATGCTTATGTTTATTCAACAGGGAATAATTTATATATTGGAAACGCTACTGCTAGTAAAAATATTCAATTTTTTACTGATGGAACTAATTCTGCTAATACAAGAGTTACTGTTACGTCAGCCTCAACAAGATTTGATGTTCCTATTTTATCTGGTGCTACTGATTTAATGACATATATTAATACTACAATGTCTAGATATACAACATTAGTATTTGGTGGTATATTATTAGGAACAGCTACAGCTGCTGGTACATTTTTAATAACAGGACAACTTAATACAGCTGTTAAAAGTAATACAACAGCAGCTGGAGGTGTCGGTATTGCTTATATTAATATAGTAGCTGCTGATTATCCAGCTATTAATGGTTTAAATCCAAAGTTAAGAATCAGAGCAAGTTTATCAACAAATAACATAGCACCTACTGGTGGTTATACTTTTGGCTTATATCCAGTTAGAGTAACTGGTGGTACAGCAACTAATATTACATTTAGTGCTGGTACCGTTGTATCTGGTAGTCAAACTACTTCGATTATCGCACCAGCAAGTGGAACAACAACAAATGTAGTAGGAAGTGATTTTGCATTACCAACAGATGGTTTATATGTAATTGGATTAGTTACAACAGCAACAACAGCTGCTAACTCAGTAACATCAACAGTCAGTTATTTACAAATGAGATATAATTAATAAATTTGATTTATTCTTCACCGTATAAATCCTTTTTTGTTGAGCAAGATTCACGAATTAGTTTCTCAACAAATTGAAACATCTTGAGACCATTTTGATCACAGTATTTTTTTAATAATTCATGTGTTTTGGTTGTTATCTTTATATTTTTATCCCTTTTCATACCTATTTTCTTATAAGTATGTCAAAAGTATGAAAAAAAACCTACTAATTCTAATATATCTTTTTGATGTAGACCACTTTTGAAAAAACCTTAATATTTATAATAAACAAAACGATAAAGTAAAGAATAATATAAATAAAACAGAAAAATATGGCAACACAAGTATTCGTCAGTCCAGGTGTTTATACATCAGAAAAAGACATAACATTTATCACACGTCAAGTTGGTGTAACAACCCTTGGTTTGGTAGGTGAGACAACTATTGGTCCAGCTTTCCAACCAATCTTCATCAGCAATTACGGTGAATTTCAATCTTTCTTTGGTGGTTTAAATGCAACTAAGGTAAAAGACACTGGTGCTCCATTATATGAGTTACCTTACATCGCAAAATCATACTTATTACAATCAAATCAATTATTTGTAACTAGAGTTCTAGGATTTTCTGGTTATGATGCTGGTTTAGGTTGGGGTGTTACACTTGATGGTGCTTTAGACCCATCAACATCTGCAACTACTGGTAGCCACACTTATAGTGGTGCTACAACTGCAACAACACTTATTAACTATTATATTTCAACAGGTGGTACACTTACATACACATCTAATGATTCATTAGTTCAAACACTTATCAGTAACGGTCAATTAACAACTAGCTTAGCGTTCTTAGCAACTGCTACAACTGGTACTTCTGTTACTATTCCACCAACATTTATCAAAACAGGTAATGTATTCAGTGGTACATCATTTAACTTATATGTTAAAACGATTACTACAGTACTTAGTGCAACAACTGGAACAACAACTGGTATAACAACCACTTATTCTGGTACTGCTTATACTGATGTTGAAAATAAATTGGTTGCTTTACTTCGTTCAAGAGGTACAGTAAACGTATCAACTCAATTACCAGCATTTGAAGTGACTGGTGCTACTGGAGTTCAATTTGATCCAGCTTATACTGCTGCAACATCTAATCCATTGGGTATATTCTCATTGAGTGGAAATTCTACACTACAAGGTCTTTTTGACTATACAGTGTCAATGGATAAAACTCAAAACAATTATTTACCTAAGGTATTAGGTAGAGGTGCTCAAGATGGCAAAACAGCGTTATTCGTTGAAGAAATATTTGATCACATGTTTACAAGTTTAAATGCTGATGGTAAAATCAGAGGTATTAAACAAAGCTTGGTTAATTACAGTACAAAATACTCTGATTATCTAAATCAATATCAACCAGCTGTCACACCTTATGTGGTTTCTGAATTGAGAGGTAATAAAGTATTGAGACTTTTCAGATTCAATACAATCTCTGATGGTAATGCTGCTAACGAACAATTTAAAATTTCAATTGTTAATATCAAACCTGATACAAAAGAATTTGACGTAATAGTAAGATCATTCTATGATACAGATGCACAACCTGTTATCTTAGAAGCTTTCACTCGTTGTACAATGGACCCAACTTCTGCTAATTTCATTGGTAGAAAGATTGGTACGCTTGATGGAGTTTATGTTTCTAAATCTTCTTATGTACTTGTTGAATTGGATGATACTTCTGATACAAGTGATGCATTCCCAGCTGGTTTCGTAGGTTATCCAATTCGTGATTACCAAACAAACAGTAATTCAAGTGTTGTTAATCCTAAGTTAATGTACAAACAAACTTATGGAACATTTGAAAATAAACGTAAATTCTATTTAGGACTTTCAGAAACAGTTGGTATTGATGCTGACTTCTTCGACTACAAAGGTGTGCCAACAACAACTAGCCCAAATATCTGGACTGGTATGACACATGGTTTCCACATGGACGTTGATGCTAGTGGTGTTACAATTGACAATGTAGTAGTTGTTATTGACAACAGTGGTAATACATACAGCCCAATCTTCTTATTTGATACAGGTAATGCTGAATTCAGAACTGAAGCTGGATTATTAAATACTCCTTACGAAAAGATTTATGCTCGTAAATTCACATTTGCACCTTATGGTGGATTTGATGGATGGGATATCTATAATACTAGAAGAACAAATACTGATAACTTCCTTATCAATGGAACTTATGGTGCTGCTGGTTTAACTAGTGGTGCATTCTCAAACAGAACACTTACTAATGGTGATTTGGGTATCAATTCAGATTATTACGCATACTTAGAAGCTATCTGGACATTCAGAAATCCAGAAGCGGTTAACGTTAATGTGTTTGCTACTCCAGGTATCGATAGCTTTGATAACACAAACCTTGTTGAAGCAACCATCGATATGATTGAGCAAGAAAGAGCCGATTCATTATACATCATGACAACTCCAGATACTGATAGTGCTGGTGATGCATTGACTGTTGATGATGTCGTCAATAACTTAAGTGATATGTATGATAGCAATTATTCTTGTACTTACTGGCCTTGGAATCAAATCAATGATGCTGAAAACAATGTATTGATATTTGTTCCACCAACAAGAGATGTTGTAAGAAATATTGCATTGACTGATAATATTGCATTCCCTTGGTATGCTGTTGCTGGTATCCAACGTGGTGATGTAGATGCTATTCAATCTAGAAAAAAATTAACCCTTGCTGAAAGAGATACTCTTTACGAAAACAGAATTAATCCAATCACTACCTTCACATCTGATGGTATCAAAATTTGGGGTAATAAAACTCTTCAAGTTAAAGAAACTGCTCTTAACAGAATCAATGTTAGAAGACTTTTACTACAAGCAAGAAAACTTATTTCTGCTGTATCTATCAGATTGTTATTCGAACAAAACGATACAATCGTTAGAAACCAATTCTTAGCTCTTGTAAATCCAATCTTGGATAACATTAGAACAGAAAGAGGTTTAACAGACTTCCGTGTGGTTCTTTCAAAAGACCCAGAAGATATTGATAGAAATCAATTGACAGGACAAATCTTCTTGAAACCAACAAGAAGCTTAGAGTTCATTCAAGTTGAATTTGTTATCATGCCTACTGGTGCATCATTTGATAATATTTAAATGAGACTATTTTATAAACAACAAAGAGCTTCCAATGGAAGCTTTTTTGTTTTATGCCGATATTTATAGTAAAAACAAGTTATGACTAAAATAAAGATAACAGGAAAACAATATAATACAATTGTATTACATGAACAACAAAGCCGTTTAAATGCTTCTGGTGATCTTATTACTGAATCATTGGACCCAAGTGTTGAATTGTTGGAAGAAGGTTGGAGAGAGGTTGTTTTAGGGGTTGCATTAATGTTAGGTGTTGGTCTTAGTGGTCCAAATAAACTTGCAGCTCAAAATGCTGTTAAAAATGATTCTACAATGGCTCAAATTAAATCTACTTTGGATAGTGAGCTTAAAACAAAAGAATTATCTGCTGCTTTTAAAGAAAAAGGAATGCAAGACCCAGATTCTTTGTTGGCAAAAAATGCCAACAAAGTTATTAGTCAATTTAATGAAATAGCTGCTGATAATAATATCAAATATAGAGTAACAACTAAAGCTGTTGATAACCTAGCAGCTTTAAATACAGCGTTAAAACAAGGTTATGCTTTAAAGCAAACAGATGTTACTACTGATACAACAAAAGCTCCGTTAACAAATAATATTACAACAGTAAGAGATACTATTGAAGTTGAATTGGGAAGTGATAATTTATTTGTTACTGGTGGTTATACACTTAGTACAGCTGGTAGTCAAATCATAACATCCACTCTAGATTCAATCAAAAGTCAAGGCGGTAAAATAATTGGTGCTAACATCGAATCATCAACAGATGCTGAGGTTATTCACAAGTTTCAAAATCAATCGGACCCTACTGGAAATATTAAATTAGCTTCATTAAGAACACAGAGTGTATCTACTCTTTTAACTCAATTAGATTCAGGTGCTGCTATTACACATAGAGAAATTCCTAATAATGGTGCTGATGTAGTTAGTACAAAAGAATTTTCAAATGCTGCATCTAATCCAACTACACTTGATTCATTGAGAGGACAAACAAGTCAATTCCGTTATGTAAAAATTAAAATTGTTGTTGAATTTGAGCAACAAGATACGACCCAAAAACCAAAACCAGAAGAAATCATTAAAAATTACAGATATGAACTAGTTAAGGTTATTGAGACGAAAGGTAAAGCAAGTAAGATACACACAAAGGTACATTTTGCACACAAAAAGTTCACTTGTAAACCACACAAATCTGGAAAATTTGTAGTTGATAAGTGTTCTACTCACTTTTAAAATTCATCACTACATAAAATTTAACTTCGTAGTGGCTTACAAAATTTTTATATTCAATTGTTTTATCACCGATCTTGATTGTATTGGATTTAAACTTGATGTCAGTTGTTATGATATCAAATCCAATTGATTTATAGTCTCCAAGTAAAATTGCTTTGTGTTTAGGTGATTGATCAAACATGTAAATAGCATAAAGCTTAACATATTTAACAACATCCGTATCATTTTCAGGTTCGATATAATCAATACCAAAAACACTTTTCAAAAAACAAATAAATCTGGTTTTTTCGTCATTGGTTGAGGGCAGGGAGCTACCCATCGTTGCAATTTCAGTTGTTACATGTGAGTGACTAAGGCTATCTTGTTTGATGATGACAGCTGTTTGTGTTTTAGACACCTTAGCAAGATCACAAGACCAAACTAATGCTGATTTACCATTAAAGCTTCTGTATTGATTGATAAACCCAAGCATTTCCGTATCTTGAGCGTAGATGCTGGTAGATACTGTGATAAAGAGTGCAATGATTAGGTTTTTCATAACGTTTTTATTACCTAACAAAGGTAAGTAAAAAATATTTAAATACCAAACATTTTAAGAATTTTCTTCTAATATATTGTAAATCATAGTGATAATCTCAGGAATACCATAATTTTTGGCCCATTCACCATCACTTAAATTCAAACTATTAGCCTTTTTAGAATATAATTTATATAGCTTTTTAGCTGTTAATTTGGTTTGAACCTTGTGTTTGATTAGGATATCAAAAACGATACCACATACTTCTTCACCAGAAAAAGTTGTTTTCCAATCCAAAAGTTCAGCGATTTCATCTACTTCACTCTTATATTCCTTTAAAAGCTTTGCTTTTGTAAGTGATAATTTGCCCATTTTACTCTAATAATAACAAAGATACCAAAAAAAACTTAGATAAACAAGTATATTTTCTGTTTCTCCCATATTTATAGGGTGAGAGAGAATATTTCTTAAAAAAAATAATTCTTATGATATTTATTTAGAAATAAGAATACATTTAAAACAAACACAACATGGCTGATTTATTAATGAAAATGCCTTTGCCTTACGAACCTAAGAAAAAGAATCGTTGGCTGATCACTTTCCCAGCGGATTTAGGTATCCAACAATGGTGGTTATCATCTGCATCAAGACCTTCAATCACACAAAACGAAGTTGAAATTCCATTCCTTAACACATCAACATGGGTTATTGGACGTTTCACTTGGGAAGCGATTGATGTTACTTTCCGTGATCCAATTGGTCCATCGGCATCACAAGCAATTATGGAATGGGTTCGTCTTCATTCTGAATCTATCACAGGTCGTCAAGGTTATGCTGCTGGTTACAAACGTCCAGTTGAACTTGAAATGCTTGATCCGACAGGAGTTGTTGTTGAAAAATGGTTACTAGATGGAACTATGTTAACAAACGTTGGTTTTGGTGATTTATCTATGGATGATGATGGTATTGCTGATATTACAGCAACACTAAGATTTGATAGAGCTATACTCTTGTTTTGATCTATCTGGTTATCAAGTAGTTACATTATATTTAACAAAATTGGTTGGTCAAATACTTGACTTATTAAATTCTTTTAGTATACTTGTTTAAATAACATTTATATTAAAAGAATTTTTATTTTATGATAGTTTGTAAAGAATGTAATAGAGAATTTGAATCATTAGATTCATTAAGAAGACATAGAAGACAGAAACATGGGATTAATGCTGAACAAACATATGTTGATTATATATTAGGTGGTATTGAACCTAAGTGTAAATGTGGTTGTGGAGATAAGCCAAAATACTTGGGTATTGATGCTGGATATAATGATTATATGCGTGGACATGCTGCTAGAATAAATAATAATTGGGGGCATAATAAAACAGCACTTGAAAAATCTCATGCAACACAAAAAAGAATGCATGATGAAGGTAACCTTAAAGTATGGAATGATGGATTAACAATTGATGATGAAAGGGTGAGAAAGAATATTGATAAGGTTATGGCTAATCCAAATCGTGGTGCAAATATTTCTAAGAAGTTATTTGGTGTTGAGAAAAGTGATGAGCATAAAGCAAATCTAAGTAAAACAGCTATTATTAGATGGTCTAATAAAGAAGAAAGAGATAAACAAGCTGATAGATTAATTAAACGTTTAATTAAAAATAATTATAGAAATAAGAAAACAAAATTAGAATCCAAATTTGAAGAATTATTAGCAACATTAAATGTTAATTTTAAATATCAACATCAAGTTAGTTCATGTATTTTTGATTACCTAATTTTAGATAAAAATACAGTTATTGAAGTAGATGGTGATTTTCATCATTGTAATCCTAATTCAACACATAGAATTCCTAAATATCCAATCCAATTTAAATCAATCGGTAATGATATTAGGAAAAACCTAATAGCTAAAGATAATAATATGAAACTACTTAGATATTGGGAATCTGATATAAACCAAAGACCAGAATGGGTTATTGAGGAATTAAAACGAGAATTAAATTTGTAAATTAATTATTTTTTTTGTACCTTTGTATAAATAAAAATAATAATTATGAAATTTAAAGAAAGTTTAACTGATATCGATAATTATAGACTTGAACATTTTTACTCTAAAAAAGAAATTGAGGAGAGGTTTGATGGGTTTCCAGAAGAAATTAGAGATATGCTAGATTTAGCTATTTTATTTTCATATCATAATATTTTTCAACAATACAACATTTTTAAAAAAAATAATTATAATATTTGTTATTTTATAGATAGAATTGAAATACATGGGTTAGATAATGAGGATCATTATTCTGAAAATAAACGTAGTAAAATAAATGCTAGTAGAGAAGATGCATACTTTAAAAAGAATAAAGTTATTATGAGATTTCCTTACAAAGCAATAAATATTGATGGGAAAGTTTATAACATTTTACAATTTGAAATGATTGATGATATAGATTCGAAGAAACTTGACGATATAGCTATAGAAACACTTAAGAATAGAGAATCGGTTATTAAACACATTAAAAGTATTAGATTTAAAGATGCGATTAACATCAATAAAATTATTTTTACATGTAACGATTTAATTATAGATACTAAATAAGTCTAGTACCATTTTTCATTACTTTTTTTATTGTGGATTTGGTTTCTGGAGCATTAGCTGTCCAATAAGCAAAATCAGGTAAAATTTCAATTTCTTCCATATTTTTGATATTAACTTCATGACCAATGTTGAAGGTGGCTTTATACTGTTTTTGTCCAAATATAAGTTCACCATTTTCATTTATTGTTTTATAGTTTATTATCCAAGAATTATGATGTTCAAATATATAAAACACATTAAAATATAGTTCTCTAGCTGTTTGTCTGTTTTCATTATTTTTAATATATTTGTTCATATTTCGATTATAAATGTTTTACGTGGTATTTTATACTTTCTTTGAAGAATGGCAATTCGATCTTGAATTGCCAAGTTATTATTTATAGTATTTTTTATCTTTAATTCAGATATAAATTGTTTAGCTAAATCGTTTGATAAATCATATTTGTCTAATCTGTTTAACCCATTCTTTCCAGTAATAGGCAATTGACATAAGAGATCAATAGTGAAATGTAATACATCTATGTTAAAATATGTTTTAATTGTCTTTTTTATTAATTCTACTGAATGATTTTCTGAAATATCAAAAACTCTTTGGAGTTCAAAT